TGTTTCTGCACAAATTCACCGCAAGACACTTCGCGGTGGCGCTAACTTCATTGTCGTCTCTCCAGAGATTGCTAACCTTCTTGAGTTCACCGCTGGTTTCCGTGGTGCTGTCACTCACGAAGACGCACGCGGCACAGTTGGCGCAGTTAGAGTTGGTAACTTGAGCAAGAAGTTCGACGTTTACGTTGATCCATACTTCCCAAGAAACGTTGTTCTTTGCGGTCGTAAGGGCGCTTCCTTCCTTGAAAGCGGTTACGTCTATGCTCCATACGTTCCACTCCAAATGACACCGACAATCTTCGGCACCGAGGACTTCGTACCTCGTAAGGGCGTCATGACACGCTATGCTAAGAAGATGGTCCGTCCAGATATGTACGGATTGGTCGTTATCGAAGATCTCGTCTGATCTTAGCGTAACGTAGTCATCAACAGCCCTCCCACTTATTGTGGGGGGGTTTTGTTGTTTGAGGCACTACTTAGTGTTAGGAGAAATTTTACCCATGGCTCTTCCCGTTCTCACTCCAACAAGTCAAATGAGCAAATCTATTCTTGCTCCAACCGGCACCTATTCAGAAGTCGCCGATTCACTTCCTTTTGGCATTTATGCAAGTTCATCAGCATTTATTTCTGGCGCTGTTGATCAAGTTGCTTACACTTATAAAAAACTCGGTGGAGATGTTCTCGATATCGAACTGAAAACAACAAATGTTTATGCCAATTACGAAGAAGCTTGCTTGGAATACAGCTATCTTATCAACCTTCACCAGTCCAAGAATATTCTTTCTGATGTTCTCGGACAAACAACAGGCACTTTTGATCAGGATGGTAATCTTGTGTCGGGACCAGAAGGCGTCAATCTTAAATATCCAAGAACCATGTTTGAATATGCTCGCCGAGTTGGTGATGGGTTCTCCTTTGAAGCAGGTATCGGTGGAACAATCCCTATCTATTCAGCTTCTTTTGAGGTTGTCGACCAGCAACAGGATTATGATCTTCAGGCTATTTTGTCACAATCCTCGGCAACAGGCATCGACCCGGCTGGAGGCTCTGGTGCTGAATATCAAGGAGTAGTCGGCGACAAAAGGGTTATTATTAAAAAAGTGTTTTATAAAACCCCAAATGCTATGTGGCGATTCTTTGGCTATTACGGTGGATTAAATGTCGTTGGTAATCTAAACTATTATGGTCAATATACAGACGACTCAACTTTCGAAGTCATCCCGGTGTGGCAAAACAAGCTTCAAGCTATGGCTTATGAAGATCACTTGTATACAAGACTGTCTCATTATTCTTTTGAACTAAAAGACAATAAACTTAGATTATTCCCAGCACCTGAGATTTACAGTGATCAACAATATATGTGGGTTGAATTCTCAGTTATTCCAAATAGTTGGGATGAGAATACAGAATATGATACAGGAACAGAGGGAATCAATAATGTCAACACTATTCCGTTTGATAACATTCCGTATGAAAACATTAATGCAATCGGTAAACAATGGATCCGCCGCTTTGCTCTTGCTCTTTCGAAAGAGACACTTGGGCAGATTAGGGGCAAGTTTTCTTCAATCCCAATCCCAGGTGATTCCGTAAATCTTAACGCTGATGCTCTTTTGAGTCAAGCAAAAGAGGAACAAGATTTACTTAGAAATGAGCTTAAGGAGATTTTGGATCAGTTGACTTATGCAGAGATAGCGAAGTCAGATGCCGAGAAGGTTAATGCAATCGAGGATATACAAAAGAAAATGCCAATGTATATCTATCAAGGTTAAGATAACATATGTCAAGTGAAAAAGAACAATTTAGTGGCTTTCGTCCATATTTCAAAGATGCAAGAGAAACCGATGATCCGGATGTTAAAGAGGTTTCTCTTATGCCATCTACTGTGGAGACAATAGATTTTGCTCTCTACGACTGGCTTAATGAAGAACTTGATATTTTTTGCTCAACAAATGAGGGGTGGAGAAAGGTTCCTCTTATTTGGTCAATGCCAGAGAGATCTTTCCAAATCAAAGACAATAAGGATTTGAGAAATAGAAAAAATGTTTTTACACTTCCTGTTATTTCAATAGAAAGAAATTCTTTAGTAAAAGATCCGAGTATGAAAGGCGTAGCATGGGCTCATCTCCCAAGATATAATGATGCCAGAGGAGGAGCAATAGAGGTTGCTAGATTGATCAATCAAGATAAAACATCAAACTTTGCGAATGCTACATCAAAAAGAAGATTTGGTCAAATAAACTTTCCATTCAAGAACAAAAAGGTTGTTTATCAAACTGTAACAATGCCTATTCCAACTTATGTTGTAGCAAACTATGTTGTAACAATCCAAACAGAATTCCAACAACAAATGAATGAAATATTCACTCCTTTTATAACAACAACTGGTCAGATCAATAACTTCTTTATTCATCGCGATGGACACAAGTTTGAAGGCTTTATTGAGAACGACTTTTCACTTGATAACAATTTGTCAAATCTTGACCAAGAAGAAAGAACATTTAAAACAACAATTAACTTGAAGATTTTAGGATACCTTCTTGGTTCTGGGCCTAATGATAATCAGCCTAAAATAACAATTCGAGAAAATGCTGTTGAAGTAAAGATTCCAAGAGAAAGGGTTATCTTTGGAGATAAGAGGGAGAGGGATTAATGTCTAATGATAATAAGTGGTCAAGACCAACAAATCCTCCTCCTCCCCTCTTTCTTGGAAAAACAGAAAGAGATCTTGTAAAGCAAGTTAATGATGAACTCATTGAAAGAGTCATCGGACAACAGATATTATACCTTCCAGTTTCTCGTGAAAGAACAAACTTTCACCCTCTTTATGGAGAAGCAATCCATAAAAGCTTCCTTGGGCCAGTAAGAGTCCATGCTCTTGTTGAGTTTGAAGGAATCCAAACGACAACATCTCATTATGGATTGGACAAGGATTATAAAATCACAGTTAACTTCCATAAAAGAAGATTGGCAGAAGATCAAGACCTTTATGTTCGCGAAGGTGATTATGTTCGATATGGAAACTCTTTTTATGAAATTGTTTCTTTAAACGAAGGTCGCCAACTCTTTGGACAAGTTGATCATCTTTTCCAGATTCAAGCAACATGTATTAAAACTCGTAAAGGGGTTATGTCGCTTGATAATATGGCACAAGATGTTATTGACGCCCTCAACGAGTCTTATCAAGAAGGTGGGGGTTTGTATTCTGATCCCACTCCGCCCTCAGATTCATCTCCAACTACTTCATCTCCAACTCCTTCGTCTTCACCTTCTTCTGGTAGTGGGTCTGGGACACTTAATTTTCAAGATATTATTTGGACAGTTTATGTTTATGAGGTTCCATCTGATTTATCTCCATCTACTGCTTTATCTTCTTTGCTAGGGTACGATGGTGATCCTTTGATGGTACAAACTGCTGCAATTTATGAAAATGGTGTCAGGCAAATTTTAACAGCAAGTCCATTAACGGGAGATTACTATGTCGCTGGTGGTGATGTTTTTAACACTTACACGGTTCCAGAAGGAACAAGATTATATTTGGAAGTTTTAACTGTAATATCTTAATAGTAAATTTATGAAAGCATATAGAGAAATATATTTATATGAAAACGGAAATTCTCCAATTACTTCGGGAACAAACCTAAATCCCTTATTGGGGTTCGAAGGGAGCATGTATGCTCAGACTGCCCACATGTTTCTAAATGGAGTTCGTTCGGTTGTTACAATCACTCCATTAACCGGAGAATTTTATGTGATGGATAATACTATCTACAATGCAATAGAAATTGAGCCAAATTCAACTTTAATGCTGGAAATTATAAAAGTTATCGAATAAAATTTAAAAATCGATTAAAAAAATATTAAATAGTCTTTTTAAATTTCTAATGCAACTTTTTTATGCTATCAAACATTTTTCTCTTCTGTTAAGTTGAGGCAGGTATATCTATGGGTGAACGGGTGTACCTTGTATTCCTGTTCAGGTTTTTTTGAAAATTAACCCTTTTCAAAAGATCCAAAACATATTATAATAAGAGGAGAAATAAATAATATGGCTACATTTACATTCGCAGGAACCGGTAATAGTTCGAACCTTTTCGTTTGGTTGAAGGTTTCAGCTTCGGCTTCCTACGTTAAGATCAGCCCAGTTGCTATTGTTGATTCGTCAACTTCTAGCTTCAGTGTTGATCTTGAGGATTTCCTTGTCGACAATGTTGGTTCAACAGTCGCGGATATCTACAACACACACAAGGGTTCTGAGCCATCGGAATATCCGGTTTTCAGAATCGCCAACACTGCTGCTGGTAACTCAGAGCTTAAGATGGCTAACCTTGTTGATGGTGCCACCTACGATGTAGACGGTGCTATCTCGAATGCCGGTCCAAACAACGCTTCAGTTGCTTTGACAGGCACTACACAAACACCATCGTTCAGTGGTTCGGCACCATCTGGATCATCAACTAAGACCAAGGTCCGTGCTGCTGATCAGTTGAATATCGAACTTGATGACGGTACTTCGACATATGCGACTCTTGATGACGCAATCGCCGCAGGCGCTGTTACTCCAGGTAATCTTGAAACAGCACTTCTTGATGCTGGCGCACTCAAGGTCGGATGGACACCAGCAGAACTTGATTCAGCTAATGTTGATGAAGCAATTGTCAACTATGGCTACATTAAGCAAATTAATGCTTCTCTCGATTCTCTTGAATCTAATGTCGCTTCAGACATAGCAGATTCAATTGATTCGCTTGAGCTTGCAGAAGATCAGGCTATTGCCTCTGTCGATTCACTTGAGGGTATTGACTCATCGCTTGAGACTCGCATCTCTACAGAAGAAGTTGCTCGCGCTGATGCTAAGACTGAGCTTGACAATTCTGTTGATTCACTTGAGGCTGTCGACGGTTCACTTGAGACTCGCCTTTCCAACGAAGAAGTCGCTCGTGCCGCTGCCAAGACTGAGCTTGATGGCTCTGTCGACTCACTTGAGGGTGCTGACTCATCGCTTGAGACTCGCCTTTCAAATGAAGAAGTTGCTAGAGCAGCAGCCAAGACTGAGCTTGATGGCTCTGTCGACTCACTTGAGGGTGCTGACTCATCGCTTGAGACTCGTATCTCTAACGAAGAAGTCGCTCGTGCTGATGCTAAGTCCGAAGTTGATGCTTCTGTAAACTCACTTGAAGGTGATATTTCTTCAATTGATACAAGAATGAGCATCATCCAAGGTTCAGATGCTGCACTTGACACATTCACTGAGCTTGTTCAGTATGTTGAATCTCTCGACGATATTGACGGTGTAGATATTGTCAACCTTGGTCTCTCGGTCGACTCACTTGAGGGTGCTGATGCATCACTTGCTACAGTTGACGGTTCACTTGAGACACGCATTTCAACTGAAGAGGTTGCAAGAGCAGCAGCCAAGACCGAACTTGACGGTTCCGTTGACTCACTTGAAGGTGCCGATAGCTCACTTGAGACTCGCATCTCTACAGAAGAAGTTGCTAGAGCAGCAGCCAAGACTGAAGTTGATGCTTCTGTAGACTCACTTGAAGGCGATGTTTCTTCGATTGACACTCGTGTTTCGAATGAAGAAGTCGCCCGTGCCGCCAATAAGACCGAGCTTGATGGCTCTGTCGATTCGCTTGAGGCTGTCGATGGTTCACTTGAGACACGTCTCTCTAACGAAGAAGTTGCCCGTGCCGCTAACAAGACTGAGATCGATGCTTCTATTGACTCACTTGAAGCAGTCAATAATGATGTTGCCAACCTTGATGCATCTGTTGATTCACTTGAAAATGTTGATGGCTCACTTGAGACTCGCATTTCAACTGAAGAAGTTGCTAGAGCGGCAGCTAAGACTGAGCTTGATAACTCTGTCGATTCACTTGAAGGTGCTGATAGCTCACTTCAAACTCGTATCTCTAACGAAGAAGTAGCAAGAGCAGCCGCTAAGACCGAGCTTGACGGCTCCGTTGATTCCCTTGAGGCAGTTGACGGCTCGCTTGAGACTCGTATTTCTTCTGAAGAGGTCGCCCGAGCCGCTGATAAGACTGAGCTTGATGGCTCTGTTGATTCGCTCGAAGCAGTTGATGGTTCGCTTGAAACTCGCCTTTCTAACGAAGAAGTTGCAAGAGCAGCAGCTAAGACTGAACTTGACGGTTCCGTTGACTCACTTGAGGGTGCCGATAGCTCACTTCAAACTCGTATCTCTGACGAAGAAGTTGCTCGTGCCGCTGCCAAGACTGAACTTGATGGTTCTGTTGATTCGCTCGAAGCAGTTGATGGTTCCCTTGAGACCCGTATCTCCAGCGAAGAAGTTGCAAGAGCAGCAGCTAAGACTGAAGTTGACGCATCTGTTAACTCACTTGAGGTTGTTGATGCTGCATTCTCCACTGCTGATGCATCACTTGAAACTCGTATTTCTACAGAAGAAGTTGCTCGTGCTGCTGCCAAGACTGAAGTTGATGCTTCTATTGATTCTCTTGAAGCGGTCAATGCAGCCAATGCTGGTCTTAACGATTCTGTTGATTCACTCGAAGCAATTGACGGTTCACTTGAGACCCGTCTTTCTAACGAAGAAGTCGCTAGAGCAGCCGCTAAGACTGAACTTGACAATTCTGTTGATTCACTCGAAGCAATTGATGGCTCACTTGAGACTCGTCTCTCGAATGAAGAAGTCGCTAGAGCAGCCGCTAAGACTGAACTTGATGGTTCTGTTGACTCGCTTGAGACTGTCGATGGTTCCCTTGAGACCCGTATTTCTTCTGAAGAGGTAGCAAGAGCAGCCGCTAAGACCGAGCTTGATGGCTCTGTTGACTCGCTTGAGACTGTCGATGGTTCCCTTGAGACCCGTATTTCCAGCGAAGAAGTTGCAAGAGCAGCAGCTAAGACTGAAGTTGATGCCTCGGTCGATTCACTTGAAGGCGATGTTTCTTCAATTGATACCCGTGTTTCAACACAAGAATCGCTCCACACAGCCGAAATGGCTGCTGTAGATGATTCTGTTGATTCGCTTGAAACAGCAACAGGTCTTCTTTCGACTAACTTGGCACAAGAGGTTTCTGATCGTACCGCTGGCGATTCTTCGCTTGATACAAGAGCAGACAATCTTGATGCTTCTGTCGATTCACTTGAGAATGTCGATGGCTCGCTTGAGACTCGCCTTTCAAATGAAGAAGTCGCAAGAGCAGGTGCCAAGACTGAAGTTGATGCTTCTGTCGATTCACTTGAGAATGTCGATGGCTCGCTTGAGACACGTATCTCTTCTGAAGAGGTAGCCCGTGCCGCAGCCAAGACTGAGCTTGACGGTTCCGTTGACTCACTTGAGGCAATTGACGGTTCACTTGAGACCCGCATCTCCAGCGAAGAAGTCGCTCGTGCTGCTAATAAGACTGAGATCGATGCTTCTATCGATTCCCTCGAAGCAGTCAATACCGATGTTGCTAATCTTGATGCTTCTGTCGATTCACTTGAGAATGTCGATGGCTCGCTTGAGACTCGCCTTTCAAATGAAGAAGTCGCAAGAGCAGCAGCCAAGACTGAGCTTGATGGCTCTGTTGATTCGCTCGAAACTGCTGTTTCTAGTGAACAAACAGCACGTCAAAATGCTGATTCATCACTTGAGACTCGTCTTTCTAATGAGGAAGTTGCTAGAGCAGCCGCTAAGACTGAACTTGACGGTTCTGTCGACTCACTCGAAGCAGTTGACGGCTCACTTGAGACCCGCATCTCTTCTGAAGAAGTTGCTAGAGCAGCCGCTAAGACCGAGCTTGACGGCTCCGTTGACTCACTTGAGAATGTCGATGGTTCGCTTGAGACTCGTATCTCTTCTGAAGAAGTTGCAAGAGCAGCAGCTAAGACCGAGCTTGATAGCTCTGTTGATTCGCTCGAAGCAATTGACGGCTCACTTGAGACACGTCTCTCGAATGAAGAAGTAGCAAGAGCAGCAGCTAAGACCGAGCTTGACGGCTCCGTTGATTCCCTTGAGGCAGTTGACGGCTCGCTTGAGACTCGTCTCTCGAATGAAGAAGTTGCTCGTGCCGCTGCCAAGACTGAAGTTGATGCATCTGTTGACTCGCTTGAGACTGCTATCTCGACATTGGTTACTAATGCTAATGCTGTCGACTTCACAGAAGTCCAAAACATTGGTGCTTTCTACCCAGCAGGAACATACCAGTTCACTCTCGCTGGATCACCAGTTGTTAATAGTGGTAAGGCTTCGATTCTCGTTGCTGTCAACGGTCTTGTTCTTGATCAGGGTACTGATTATACAATCTCCGGCGATGTTGTTACACTTCAGCAGAGTCTCTTCAACGGCGATAAGATCATCTTCAAGTACACAATCGCTCTTTCAATCTAATACATTGAACCAATAGAATAATCGATAAATAATTTTATTTATCCGCCCCCCTCTCACTTTTGTGGGAGGGGCGCTTTTCTTTTTACTACTTAAATGAGAGTCGAACAACGATAGATAAACTCGTGCAATAAATAAAAAGAAATAATTAAATATAAAGATTTTGGAAAAATATCAAACTATTTACTATGTGAATTTAACCATCCTAAGATAAGGAGATTCCTAGATGTCAGTTAAAAAGTTTAAATTTGTCTCTCCTGGTGTTTTCATCAGCGAAGTTGATAATTCCCAATTGCCAGCAGGTCAGCCAGTTATAGGTCCAATGATTGTTGGTAGGACTCCATATGGACCAGCTATGAGGCCAGTCACGGTTCAATCATTTTCTGATTTTGTTGAAATCTTTGGTGAACCTGTCCCTGGTCAAGCAGGCGGTGATGTTTGGAGAGAGGGTAATAAACAAGGCCCAACTTATGCTTCATATGCAGCACAAGCATATTTGAATGCAAATGTTGGACCAGTTACGATGTTTAGGCTTCTTGGTCAAGAAAATGCAAACTACACTGGTGGAACCTCTAAGGAAGACAAGGGTGCTGCTGGCTGGACTCTGGCGGGAGATGCTACTTCAGGCGACGGCGGAGCATATGGTTTGGTCCTTGTTGAATCAGGATCGGGTGCTGTAAACGCCTATCTTGCCGCAGTTTGGTATGTTAATTCTGGATCAGTCGAGCTTTCTGGAACAATTGCTGCCGATACTTCGGATGCTCAAGGAACCTATGGGCTTTTTGCAAATGCTGGCACCTCAACGGAACCAGAGTTTACCGCAGTTATTAAGGATCCTTCTGGTGCAGTTGTTCACAAGACAGCATTTAACTTTAATAGAAACTCCGACAAGTTTGTTAGAAGTGTCTTCAATACGAATCCACAACTAGTAAACAGTGATGTAGTTGACATCAGTTCTCTTACAGAGGGCGAGCAATATTACTGGCTTGGCGAAACATATGAAGATGGATTTGCCAAAGTTGGAAATGATACAAATAGAATCTTGGATTTGGTAGATCCTCATGCTATGATTATTGCTTTGTCTGATGGCACTACTGACCGCTCGATGATGAGAAAGTCTTTTGAATATGCCAAGACAGGCTGGTTCGTATCTCAAGATGTGACCAACAACACAACTGCATATGATCCGAGAAGCATGACAAAACTATTCAGAATTCATGCTCTTGATGGTGGGGAATGGTCGCAGGCAAATCTTAAGATCTCTATTGAAAATATTAAGATTTCAACAAATCTTCAAGATCCTTATGGAACATTCGATGTTGTTGTTCGTATGGCAAATGATTCAGACAATGTTGTTAAGTATGCTGAAAGATTCTCAGGTGTTAACCTCAATCCAGCATCTGATAGATACATTGCGGCAGTTATTGGTGACACTTACATGGAGTTCGATACAACTCAAGACAGATTGAGAGAATACGGACAATTCCCAAATCAATCAAAGTATGTCAGAGTAGAGGTTAGAGATGACATTGCCGGAGGCTTGGCAAACCCAGCTTATTTGCCATTCGGTGTCTTCGGTCCAGACCGTCCAGGTGCCATCCGTCTTACTTCTGGTTCTTTGGATCAGACAGCACTTCAGAGCACAGACTCTATTATTCTTAGTGGCTCTCCAGGCTCGGCAGCAAATACCTTGGCTCCAGCAGGAAACCAATACAATGCTGGCGGATACACAGATCACACAGCATCTATTTACTTCCCAAGTGTTCCAACAAGAGTTTCTGCTTCCGACGGTGGAATTCCAAATCCGAGAGATTCTTTCTTCGGTGCAACGACTGCACAAAACTTGGCTAATGAAAATATCAAGTTCCAAAAAGGATATGCAGACTATCTTAGGTCTTTCCCAACAGGGCTTCAAACAACCCTTACGGAATCATGGGTATTCTCTCTTGATGATGTTGTCACTTCTGGATCCGCAACAGCATATCACGAGTTTGGTTCTCGTGCAGCAGGAAACTCTACAACAGCACAGGGTGCTGGAGCATCAGCAATTTTGGATGCTGGATATGATAGTTTCACAGCACCAATGTACGGTGGCTTCGATGGACTAGACATTACAGAGCTTGAGCCATTTAGAAACTCAGGCATGTCTTCCTCAGATACTGAATTCACAAACTACGCTTTCAACTCAGTTAAGCAAGCACTTCAATCTGTCGCAGATCCAGAATTTGTTGAATACAATGTCTTGGCTGTTCCTGGTCTCACAAACACCAAGCTTACACAACAAATGATTGATATTTGCGAAGACAGAGCAGATGCTCTTGCGATTATTGACCTTGAGAGTGTATATCAGCCATTCACAGAGAATACAAGCACTTATAGAAACAGAATTTCTACCCCGGCTCAGGCGATTACTTCTCTCAGAGCACGTCAAATTGACTCATCATATGCTTGCACTTATTTCCCATGGGCTCAGGCAAGAGATACCATCAATTCTAGACTCTTGTGGGTTCCGCCTTCTGTTGTCGCTCTTGGTACAATGGCTGGCTCTGAAGCCAAATCGGAATTGTGGTTTGCACCAGCAGGATTTAATCGCGGCGGTCTCTCCGAAGGAGCAGCCGGTATTCCTGTTACAAACTTGACTTACAAGTTGACTTCCAAGGATAGAGATCAATTGTACGATGCCAACATTAACCCAATTGCATCATTCCCATCGGAAGGTATCGTCGTCTTCGGGCAAAAGACAATGCAAGTTCAGAGATCTGCTCTTGATCGTATCAATGTCCGTCGCTTGATGATTTATGTCAAGAAGGAGATTTCAAGAATCGCTTCTGGCTTGTTGTTCGACCAAAATGTTCAAACAACCTGGACAAGATTTACAAGTCAAGTAAATCCGTTCCTGTCCAGTGTTCAGTCTAGACTAGGCTTGACAGAATTCAGAGTCATCTTGGACGAGACAACCACAACACCAGACCTGGTTGATCAGAACATTATGTATGCTAAGATCTTCTTGAAGCCAGCACGGTCTATCGAGTTTATCGCGATTGACTTTGTTATTACAAGATCTGGCGCATCTTTTGAGGATTAAAAAAAATATTCCACTAATTAAGTAAAGAAGGAGTTTACTCAACATGGCATTCTGGACAGACGCAAGCGGCAAAGATCCGAAAAGAAAATATAGATTTGTGGTTATCTTAGGCAATATGCCTAACGGTGCCACTTGGTATGCGAAAACGGTTAAAAAACCATCCCCAACAATCACTGAGATTGACCACAGTTTCTTGAATCATAAGTTCTATTATCCTGGAAGAGTGGAATGGGAAGCGGTTGATGTTACCTTGGTTGACCCAATCAGTCCAGATGCTGCCGCTGCAACGGCTGCTATCTTGCAGGCTAGTGGCTATAATCCTCCTAGAAACGTTAACGATACTCAGACAATCTCAAAGCAAAAAGCTGTTGACGCGCTTAATGGTGTCACAATTCAGCAAATTGATTCTGATGGAAATGCGATGGAAACCTGGACACTCTGGAATCCATTCATTACTGGGATCAACTATGGCGACTTAAGTTATGAAGATGACGCTTTGAGCGAAATTTCATTAACAATCAGATATGATTGGGCTGTTCTTGAGACAGCGAATGCTGCTGAGGCTGGCGGTGCCGCTTCCTTGTTCAACGGAAAACAGTTCTTCAAGCCAGGAACTACCTGATTTTATAAAAACACAACAACGAGAGGTGTTATTTGTCGAGAAATAAAGACAGGCTGGGATTAGATTCCGGTCCTATGTCGTCAGATGCAGTACCAGCTTTTCAAGCTACTGGTGGACCTCTTACGTTCTCAACTCCAACAGAGTTCGTAGAGCTTCCATCAGAAGGTAAGCATTATAATGAAAATCACCCTTTGCACGGACAGAGTGTGATTGAAATTAGACATATGACCGCTAAGGAAGAAGATATTCTTTCGTCTAAAACCTTGCTCAAGAAAGGTCTAGCATTAGATCGATTTATGCAAAGCGTTATCGTTGATAAGGGCATCAATGTTCAAGATCTTCTTGTCGGCGATAGAAATGCTATTTTGATTGCGGCGAGAGCCACTGGATATGGGGAAGAATATGAAACCCAAGTAGTCTGTCCAGCTTGCAAACAAAGCTCTAGATTCACTTTCGATCTGGGTCAAAAATCCCTAAACAAAGGAGGTGATGAATTAGAAAATATAACTTGGACAGATAGAAATACTTTTGTCACAAAACTGCCAGTTTTCGGTGTTGATGTTGAACTTAGAATGTTGACCGGAAAAGATGAGCAATACTTGGCTCAGTTAAGTCAAAACAAGAAGAATAAGAATCTTGTTAATACGACTTTAACTGACCAATTAAGAATGACAATTGCTTCCGTTAACGGAAGGACTGAACAAGCTACTATTAACTCTCTAATTGATAACCTCCCAGCAAAGGATTCTAGGCACTTGAGAACAGTTTATGCAAAGGCTTCGCCTAATGTTGACTTGTCTCAAAAGTTTGAGTGTTCACATTGCTTCCACGAAGACGTGGTGGAGGTTCCGCTTACAGCGGAGTTTTTTTGGCCTAAGTGATAAATATATTGAAAGCGTTTATGAAGAAATATTCGCTTTAAAATATCATGGTGGTTGGTCTTTCATAGAAACATATAATCTTCCAATTCAGATTCGAAGGTGGTTCTTGCAAAGGCTAGGAAAGCAATTTGAAGATGAAAAGAAACAGATGGAGAAGGCTAGAAAGTCATCAAAATCAAAATAGACCCGGAAACAAATCGTTTCCGGTTTTATTTTATAAAAAACTATTTATTATATAAAATGAGGAGATGCAGTCGTGCAAGACTTAAACGAAGATCAAATCGTTGAAATCGAAATTGACTTGGAACAACTAAAGAAGAACGAAATGAACGAAAGTTTCTTGGGTATGTTCGGTAGTCAAATTAAATTGATGCTTAGTTATATGTTCCGTGAGCCAGGCTTTAGTCGCAAGGTGACACCTTTCTACCTAAGAGGTAGCGAAAGAGATGTTGAATCTTTTGCCAGAGCTTTGGGTAACGAAAAGAAATATATCGAGACAGCAAAGAAGCATGGGCTAGATAATCCAACAACCTATAAATCAAAATCTGCTTTAACAAGGGCAGTGAAAGCCTTTGAGAGACAGACAGGCATTAAGTGGCCTTTTAAATAGGAATTTTCATAAATGGCAACAGAAGAGGAAGTCGAATTAACAGAACAACAACTTAGATTAGCCGAAGAACTCGGCTTGACTAAGGAAGAGTATCTTAAAATTATTAAAGAAATTAATGATGAGGAAGATCTCTCCATTTCGAGAATGGAAAAAAGACTTCAAGCAGCAGAAAAAGAATTAGAACTTGCCAAAAATATAGGGGACCAACAAGAAGCAGCCTTAAATTTAGAAGTTGAAAGAATGAGACTCGCTGTCTTGAGAGGCGAGGCGAGCGAGGAAGAACTTCGGTCTCTAGAAGAGTTAAATAAAAATATCTCACAAACGGCAGCCAAATATGATCAAGTATTTGACAGGTTTCTGGGTGTAAGTGATAGGTTCGAGGGTACTGCATTCGGAATGTTATTCAGTCCA